TTGTCCAATCCCACTCCGAGTTACCTAAATAGGCGATTCCCATCTGCTCAAGCACCCAAGCGTCGCACTCATCGTTTCCACCAGCACCGGAGAATACTTTTCCAGTTTTTGCTGATATCGCTGAAATTACCTCACCCTTGCTTGCGTTTCCTTTTCCGGTAGCAAACTTAGCCCTGCATGTTGGTGGGATGTCTACAAAGGGTATTTGGTTCTCCCAGAGTCTCATTCTCACGCATCCACCAAGCTCACCAATACTGTGTGCTTGGGAATTCCTTGAGGAAAATGAATACCCCTCTATGAGGGCGCAATCAATTCTCTCAGATAAACAAATATCAGCTATTTGTCTGCTCACGATAGAGAGGCGTTCTGGCCCTCTCTCTTTGACCGCGATGACATGCGTACTGCCATTAATTGAAACACCCGTTGATGTAAGTGATAAATCAAGACCAACGAGCCGCATAGTTTCGACTATAACAAAAAACGCAGAAGTAGGGAGGCTTTATCTCCCTACTTCTGCGCCTATAACGGTCCTAAGGTGATTACAGTGTACTACTTTTCCCAGGAGTGTTTTGCTAATCCTAAATTAAAAGACAACTCAGGATATTCACCTATACGTGTGTGGCACGGCCTGCAAACTGCGAGTACATTTTCTTCGTCAAGTATCGAGCCACCCTGTGAACGTCTGACTAATTCATGAACATCGGTGCTCTGGTTTACCCAAAAAACTGCCCTAGCATCATGTTCGGCAAAAACTGGACAGGCCTGACAAAATGGTCTTTCCGAAAGTATTTTTTTGACAAACTTCCGCCTGTCAACATACTTATCTTCCATCTTCTTGCTTCTGTGAGCAATTTTTTTAGAAGAACGATTTATGGGTTTATTCTGTTTTAGGCCAGTTTTTGACTGTAGTTGTTTTTTTGCTTTTAGTGGCGTTTTCTGCTGTAGCGGTTTTTTTCTCTGTAGCGCCACGGCGTTACCACCTATAGGTTGTCGTTATTTACGGAATCAAAGTTCCACTGGTTATCCAGAGTATCCCATAGAGCTCTATCGATAGAAGTGTCCTCAAGGTCAAACTGTCTCATCAGATTACGATGCTCAATTATGGCTTTTCGATAGAACTCAACCTGGTCCCATCCGTCAGAATTAATGACATCGCCAGTATCAATCATCACGCAAACTTCGTCGAGTCTCTTATCTACATGAAACTTAAATCTACGAACTCTTGTGGCCTTTGTGTCGTAGTAGCTATTTGACTCGCGAGCAAGTCTTGTTCCGGTCTTGCCCAGGGACGCATAGCGCCTCTCGTCAGAGATTGCATCTGCTTCAATGCTTTCAATCTGACGTTGAAGATTTTCTGAAAGAGCAATAAGCGCTTCTCTCCAGCGCTCCCAATTATCTTCTTTCATCAACTCCTGTTTGTGGACAGGGGAGATTTTATTCTTAACCTCCTCTGCAACCATCCTTGCAAAAGCGTCATCGTTCATATCGATGAACATAGCAGGTATTAAAGCCTGCGGTTTTATTGTTTTTCCTCTTACTGCCATGCTGGGCAAATCCTTTTATATCCACACCAATTGCAAAGAATTGATTTATTTGGCTCAAACTCACCGCTTCTGCAGCGTGAATCTATTCCTTCTCGGACCTCTTGAATCACCTCGATGACTTCTTGAACATCTTCTGGTGAAACGACTTTTTCAAACCTAACGCCATCCTTGAGGTAGAGGAGCTCTAGTGACATTGATTCTGGAACAATATCAATGCTCTCCAATAGTTGACTATAGATAATCAACTGGAAGAACTTATCCCCCATGTACTTGGGTTTTGGTGTTTTGCCGGTCTTGTAGTCGGATATTTTGGCGACGCCATTCTCGTAGAAAAGACGGTCGATGTAGCCATGGAGACGAATGCCGCCAACAACACCCTCAACATGCTCCTCTATTGCCCATGGGGTCGTATTCAGCGGGTCCTCAAGTCTCCAGAGGTTCTCTATACACCACCATGCTGTCCATCTAAAAAAGTTCAGTTCCTTTTCAGAATGAATAAGACCTGCCGCCTTCTCTCCCCAAGATTCAGTCCACAACTGTCTAGCTAGTGCTTTTGCCGTTTCCTGCGTTCTCTGCTCAGGGGGCAGTGCATACATTGTTTCAAGAACTTCATGAACGAAATTACCGAGAACAGTCGCGTCTGTCGGCGCATCGGGTAAGCCATCGATTTTGCTGTACTTAAACTTCAGTGGACACTGGCGAAAAGTGGAGATTGACGAAGGGGAAAGCCTGTCTGGTGCTACCAGAATTGGCTCACTCATCATTCTTTACCGGAGTAGCGCCGAACGACAAAGCCATGGCCTTGACAACCAGGGCATCAATATCTTCAATCGTCGCTGTTGTTTTTGTTGGCTTGGGCCGACCTGAAGAATGTGTCTCCCAGAATGCATTCAGTTCGTCTTTTTGTTCTTTTGTGAGGAGTTTCGTTACAGTGATGAAGTTATCCCAGCGTGATTCAATCTCTGGGTCTACTACCTGCTGTGGAGCGGAAGAACTTTCCGTAGCCTGCATTGCCTCTTCAATATCAAGAGCATCAGCAGAACGAGCAAGATATAGGCCGATACCAAGATTCTGTGCAGCCTTTTTCAACGCATCAGAAACTGCACCCTTAAAGTCATTTCCAAGGTCAACGGGTCGGCCGTCCTTCTTTGAACGCTTCACACTAATTCCACCAAATCCGTGCTTGACAACGGTCTTGTCACCGATGAGCGCAGTAAGGCTTACGTGGGCGATGATTTCATCCTGGTCAATCGTGTCTCTATTGACAGAGATAATTTCAAAGGACCAGTTATCTACGCCAATGACGCGATTGAGCCGGTTGATTACCTCGCTAACAGGCAGGTAGACCAGCTCCACGCCGCTCTTGACAATTACCTTCTCCATCTCCTGCGGAAATGGCTCCGCTAGGTGGTTGTAAAGTTCGGAAGAGTTTTCCATGTTCAATGCCTCAGATTTCCTTTGGTTTACGCACGATGATGCTAGTGCGCAGTTCGCCAACTTCGCAGTAGTTGTCGGCATTAACGCCGAGTTTATTTAGTTCCTTGATTCTCCAGTAAGAGGGAGCACAGTAGGTCAACATTTCTGCAGCTATTTCCTGTGGAGACTTGATGACTTCACCAGTATCCATATCAACCGACATCTGAACAACTTTTTGGGCAACGACGGAGGCAAGAGCCTTGTGGTCCCAACCCTTTCTGTCGTACGAGGATTTCTTCTCAATAGTTGAGCCATCGGGGAGCGAAATATTTTCTGTCTCTCCCATAATTCTAGAGACTGCCCTAGACAGATGGTCATACACATACGAGACATCCCTCTTGAGGATGTTCATTTCAACTAGGGCTGAACAAGCCTCATCCATGGATGGCTCAGATGAAACGAACGCATCGATATCGAACTCAAGTTTTGTAATAAGTTCTTTTATCTCGGCAAGTTTTTCTAATGACATTAATAATCCCCTTAGCAAGTAGGTGGCTTAGAGGAGTATATGTACCCGTTTTCTCTGGGGCAACCCCAGTCCGGTCAAATATGTAAAAGCCCCAACGGCAGAGTCAACCTGGTCATCATGATTGGTTGCTTCTGGAAACGATGAAAACTCGTCAAGCCAGTTTGTTAGCCATGCCCCACGGACTAATCTCACATTCCCATTGGCAACGGCTGCAGCGAATGGGCGCGCTCTCGTAACTTTGTCCCCCGTGGGCTTCATCGCGCCAAAGTCGTATCCTGGAACTACATATCTAGCGAACTGGTCAACCAGTGCCTTACCCGATGAACCAGGTTCCTGTTCCATTCTGATTGGAACGCCATGACCATCCTCCGAGGCTGTCTGGGCCATTAGCTCTTCAACCTTCTCGCCACGAACACGAGCTCTTCTAACATCGAGCACGTAAGCAATGCCACCGTCGAACATCATCAAAGTACCAACCGTCCAGTCCGGGTCGGGATTTGACGCGGATGGCTCGGTCGCTGCCAAGTCCCAGTATCTGACAACCCGTGCCGAACTGGTGATATTCGGAATCTCGCTTCCGTCGATTATTACAAAACCGGTTCTGTCAAATAGGGTACCAAGAGTTGTCGACCACCAGTCGCCTTCCTCAAGCCTGCGACGCTCAACAGGGTCAAGGGCAGACAACGACTGTCGATAAGAATCGGCGTCAATTCCAGGGTTGTCGGTAAGTCGTGAAGGAACGAAAATTCTTCCCTCTTTCCTTCCTTCAACAATAAATCTCTGTCTAACCCAGTTGGGAGCGGGGTTTGATGCCGCTCTCATTCTGAGGGGTATTTGGGACACGGGACCATTCGCGGGACGACGCAAACGGGAGAACATGTATCGGTAGTCAGATTCGCGGATTTCTGTAACTTCGTCCATGCCAATGAACTGAAATTCTGAACCCTTGTAGCGAAGGTAGTCATTCTGATTGTTTAGGTAACCAAAAGAAATTCTCGCCCCAGAAGGAAATGTCGCAATAAAAGTATTGCTGTTCCAGTGAATGTCGTCGTAGTTGGACATCCAAGATTTAAAACGGTCCATCAGGGCGCCAGGAAGGGAGAGGTCGGCAAAAGTACGACGGAAGAGAATGGCTGAATATCCAGGAATGTCGACATACTGCAGGGCGGCCATTAGCAAAGCCGAGGACTTGCCACCGCCTGCTGCGCCACCAAAAAGGGCCTCGATTGCGTTTGTCCTCAAGAAGACTTTTTGGTTTATGGAGGGTTCTTCTGGACAAAACGGAGTTTCTTTAGGGGTTAAGTATTCAAGAACTTCTTCCCAGTTTGGTTTTTGAGCCATAATCAATTCTTCCTGCACTCTTTCCGCCACGGCGAGCAATTTTGTGCGCTACTGTATGTTATATGCCAAAACCCAAGACAAATATTAAGAAGCGCCTCAGAGTTACCATGGCGAACACCCGCTCAAGGCTTAGAGTGGCAAGAATAAGGGTCAGAACGGCACTCAACAGAGGCACGTTCGCCAATATATTCATGCTTTGCTTTATAATATTGACCAGTATTGGAGCGGGAATGATTTTCTTCCCCGCTGGGTGGATTGTGGCTGGGGTTTCATGTGGCGTTTTCGGATTTTTGCTGGGTGCTGAGTAGATAAATCATGGCGTGGAACTCAAGACAAAACAAGTCCCTTGATGGACCTCAGGCTAAGCAGCTCGGCTACGGGTTGCCTATTTCAAGCAATCCATCGTTCGTTGGCAAGTCCTATAGGGACTCGTGGGACATTGAGCGCGCATACCGCGAGGGCATGTCCAAAATTACGTGGGTTAATCGCTGTATTGACGCTATTTCCGGGAACCAGGCGAGACTTCCAATAATTCTCCGCAAAGACAACTCCAATATGGGTGAGATTGTTGTTGGGCGCGAAGCAAACAGGTCCAATCTTTTGGAGATTCTTAACAATCGTGCCAACCTTGGGGAGAACTCGTTTATCTTCCGTTACCGGCTTTCGGCTCAGTTGCTTCTCGGTACTCGCGGTGTTTTTATCGAGAAAATCCGTGGTCGAGACGGCGGAATAATTGCTCTGAACCTTCTTCCACCGCAATCAACTGCGCCAATTCCAGACCCCAAGACTTTCGTCAAGGGCTACGAAGTGATGATGCCTTATGGTGAGAAGAAATTCCTAAAACCAGAAGATGTCTGCTGGATTAGGCGACCACACCCACTCGACCCATACTTGTCCCTGACCCCGCTGGAAGCAGCCGGTGTTGCGATAGAAATTGAAAACCTTGCCAAGCTTTATAACCGCAACTACCTCCTTAATGACGGTAGACCAGGCGGACTCCTTGTTGTTCGTGGAGAAATCGACGAAGACGACAAGGAAGAGTTGAAGTCTAGATTTCGTGGGAACCTCGCGAAGACTGGCCACACAACGGTAATTGCGGCAGATGACGGAGTTGATTACGTCGACACCTCGGCCTCCCCAAGAGATGCCGCATATATTCAGATGCGTCAGGTCACCAAGGAGGAAATCCTTTCTGCGTTTGGTGTTCCCGAGTCGGTCATCGGAAATGCTGCTGGAAGAACATTTAGTAACGCAGCAGAGGAAATTCGCGTTTTCTGGATGGAAACAATGCTTCCTCACCTAGAGCCAATTGCTCGCGCGCTTGATGAACTGGATGATAAGTACTACGTCGACTTCGACACTTCGGAAGTCCCCATCCTTATGCTTTACAAGCAAGAGCGAGACAGATACCTCCTCCAGGAGTTCCAGGGCGGCCTGATTTCGGCAAACGAGTACAGAACTGGCTCGTCACGCAAGGAAGTTGAAGCCGACCTTGCTGACTCACTATTAGCAAACCCGAACCTCATTCCGATTGCCAACACCAAGAAGAAGATGGAGGAGAACGCAGCACAGGTCCCCGGCGCACCTGGAATGCCTGGAATGCCTGGAATGCCTGGAATGCCACCAATGCCGGGTGCCCCAATGCCTCCTGGGGCACCAGTACCCCTTGACCCAAACACAATGCAGGGAGCGATGGCTGAAGCAGCTGGTGCGGGCGAGTTGGCCCAAACAACCGTTCCGGCCGAGGCCGCACCACCAGTAACTCCGCCGCCCCCAGTACCCGGAATGACGATGGCTGGCGCAGACGCTTCTCTAGTTGAAACAAAGACTGAAGAAGATGAAATAGAAGAAAAAAATGACTCTTACTTCGAAGACAAGTCGGAGATGGCTATCGAAAGATGGGCCGAAATTCTTTCAAGAAGCATTGAGCGCGTCATAGAAAGACAGCAAAGGGTCGTTCTTGAGAAGGTGACTGGAATGAAGGCCAGAAAGGCCCTATCTGCTGGAACCCTTGAGGTGGACGCAGTTCTAGCTATCGATACTTGGGATAGACAGATGGAAGAGGACATTAAGCCAATTCTTTCTGCGATTATTCGCGACTCTCACGATGCTAGAAAAGAATTTGGCGAAGCTAACGGAATCAAAGTAAAGAGCCTGCCAAAACTTGACACGGTAAAGACCGTTGACTCTCAGGTTGGTGTAATTAAGTCACTCAACAGGGAGAACGTCAATGAAATACAGCGCCTCTACATTGACAGCCTTAATCTCATTGACGGAGATAGTAGAGCGTCGATGATTCGTGAGGGAATTGTCGACATGTACACCAACTTTTTTGCCAAAGAACAGGCTGAAATTGCTATGGATGTTGCCAGAAGTACCTGGAATTACGCCCAAACTGTTTAATTGCTGTAAATATTATCTTTATACAGCTATAAAAATCGAAACTTACACTGCTCAGACTTAATAGTGGTTTATTATCAGATAGTCCACTACGGAAGGTAGCCCAATGCCAGGTGAGGTTTTTGAATACAAGACAACTGCGCTAGGCACTGCCGAGGGCAAGGCCGACTCAGTTAACCTCAATGAGGCGCAGGGTATTGTCGAGTGTTTCGTTGCTGGCATCGGAAACAAGGACTCAGTTGGTGACATCGTTGCCACTGGTGCTTTTACAAAGAGCTTGATGCGTAGAAAACCACGTGTTGTATGGGGCCATAACTGGAATGACCCGATTGGTAAAGTTCTAGAGATTTACGAAGTTCCTCCCACCGATAATCGCTTGCCAATGAAGATGAAAATGGCTGGAATTGGTGGACTTTTTGCTCGCGTCCAGTTCAATCTTCAGTCCGAGAAGGGCCGGGAAGCCTTTGCAAATGTTGCCTTTTTTGGCGAGGAGCAAGAGTGGTCAATTGGTTACAAGACGCTACGCGCTCAGTATGACCAGAAATCTCAGGCAAATGTCATCTTTGAGCTTGAACTATACGAAGTCTCCCCCGTTCTGCATGGTGCAAACCAGCTAACTGGAACAATCTCAGTTAAGTCAGATGAAAAGGGCGGAATGATGACCCCATCACCGATGATGATGATGGAAGAAGACGAGACAGACGAAATCCAAAAGCAGCTATCGATGGTTATCGGTTCAAAGGTCATGATTGATGACGTTGCTGATGACATGATTACCTTCTCGCGTAGGGAAGACGAAGGAAAAGTGGGCAAGTACAAGTGCCACTACAGCCGTGGACCTGCCGGATTTATGTTTGGCCCACCACAGCGTGTTCCTATGGCTCCAAAGCCAATGCCAATGATGCCAATGGCTTCACCTGGAATGCCGTCAGTCCCAGAAAGAATTATGCGTCCTTCGCAGATGCCGGGAATCCCTGTTGCAATCAAGCCAGGCGAGGCTGGGATGCAAATAGTTCCGCTTCCGCCAGTTGATTACGAGGACTCAGGTAAAAAGCCTCGTCCGCAGTTCGACCCGAACAATATCGACTCAGAAGAGGCTGACCTCCGCGATTCTCTTCTTAAGATAGTTAAGCGCTATGGCAAGTTTAATGAAGACGCTGATGGCGTTTGGGCTGGGTACACATCGGCCGCAGAAAATGATGTCAAGAACATCGGCGTCAAGTGCGCCAACTGCGTATTTTTCAAGGGTGGGAACTCTTGCCAGATAATCGACCTCGACATTGAATCTGAAGGTAAGTGCAGATTTGCAGTCATTCCTAAGGGTGTAGTCAAGGGTGATGTTGTCATCAAGAAGTCTTACGAATACCAGACAGAAGCAAATGAAGAGGATTACCTTGAGGACCTTGAGGTTAAGTATCCAGGCGAACTAGCCGTAGCTGCTCTAAGAGGAATTATTGGGCGTAAGCGCAAGAAGAATCGTAAATACAAGAGCCTCGCTGACTTCGGTCGCGAGGGCGATGACATGAATGGCGCATACTGCATTCCGGTAATGCCGCAGTATGCGTTCCGTGTAAAGCAGGCTCTCGACCCAATTTTTGATTACCACTATGCCGACGCTTATGTGGATACGGATGGAATTGTTATCACTTCGGGGGCCAGCTTTGAGCTCATCGACGCAATTGATACCGCGCTTGATAATTTAAAAAAAAAATCCTTAAATGATGGTGGCATAGAAGAAAAGGCTATTGGCTACCGCCTAGGCAGGGCAATTGGTAGCCGAATGGTTGACCGACCAAATCTTGGTGGCGGTCGCTCTCGTGGAAGATTCTTCACCAGCTCTGGTGCTCAGGACTTTGACCCATTCACCGCAAGAGACGTTGACCTTGATGGAATTGTTGGTGAGGGCCTATTCATGCGAGGCACACCCCTTGCGCAGGCCGACCCAACCCCAGACGGTCCTGGCTCAATACGCAACCCAAAGCCATCCCCCGAGCAGCTCAAGAAGCCAGGCGCACCTGGCGCGCCAGTATCAAAGCCAGCAACAGGACTTTCGAGTGGAAAGCTCTATGAGGTTCCACGTGTGGATGACCCAGATGTTGCGTCGTTTGACAAAATGGCCATGGCTGAAGAGCAGAGAGAACAGCTACAGGGTGTTCTTGATGGGGCAAGTGACCCAGACCAAATAAAGAGACTGCGTAAGGCAATCAACGAACTCGACAAATACATGAATCGTGTCGAGAAGATGTCAGAGCGCGAAATGCGTCAGCAGGATGCTGGAGACGTAACCAAACTCTCAAGCGGTTACCAGCGCTTCCTCAGCACCCCAGACAATAAGCGTAGCGATTTTGACAAGGTTAAGTATCAGGGCCCACTCAACAAGTTCAAAGAAGGTGAAAGACTTTCCTCTGGAAAGGTTCTTGACTCCGACAATGTAACCCCAGAAGAGCAAAAGCAAATTCTGGATGATGTTTATGCCAAGATGACAGAGCAGATTATTACTGCTCTTGAAGAAATTGCCAAGAATCCAGGCAATGCGAGATGGGAAATCCCGTGGCGCCAACTGGAAATCATGGCGAGAAACGCAACTGGCCAGAAGCGTGTTTATCAGGGAACAAACCAGCTGATGCTGACACTAATCAGCAGCGCTAGGGGCTACAAGACGAATCGCTGGGCCGGAGCTGGTCAGTGGAAAAAGATTGGCGGCAAAATAAGCAAGGAGGCCATGGAAAAGCGTGGCGTCCAGATTCTTGCTCCGAACAAAACAGAGACAGCCATACTCGATAGGGATGGAAATGTAGTTGGCAGCTATCGCGGCTTCCACACAACCACAGTCTGGAACGTCGCAGACGTTGAGGGTCTCCCACCAGAAATGTATGAATTAGATGATGTTCTTCAGTTGTCACCAGAGCAGAGACTCCAGGACCTGGAAGATGTAATCAAAGAAATTGCTCCAGCATGGAAGGAAGTCAAGGGCAATAGGGCTTTCTATAGCCCAATGGCTGACGAAATCACAATGCCGCAGTTTGAGCAGTTCAAGGACCCATTGAACTTCTACTCAACGCTATTCCACGAGACCGTTCACTGGACATCACACCCATCAAGAATGAACAGAAAACTTGGCAAACAGTTTGGTGATGCTGATTATGCATTCGAAGAACTTATTGCCGAGATTGGTTCGGCATTTGCTCTTGGCGCAATGGGTGTTGAAGCTCCAGTGAGAAAAGACCACGCACCGTACTTGGCTTCATGGCTCCAGGCTCTACGTAGCCGTCCAGAGGCATTGAAAGACGCAATTACTCAAGCTCAGCAGGCTGTTGACTTCCTGATGAATCGTTCGGCAACCATGCGCAAGCGTGCTGGTATTCCGGATGGCGAGCGCAAGGGCAAGGACGAGGCAACCGCTGAAGTCCCAATGATTGTTGGATTTGAGGATTCACCAAAGATTCCGACAATTGGTGGCGTGCGTGGAACATTTGGCGACGAAGACATTGAGGACATAGTTCCTCCAGCTCCAGCAGAAAAGCCAAAGAGAACGAGGAAGGGCTCAAAGGCCTCCGGCGAGGCTTCAACCGAGGCCCTGTCTAGCGGCGCAATGATGAGCAACCTCAATACCGTTGATGAAGACATTATCGGCGGCGGCTATATCCGTCGTGAGGGTCGCGACGGGTTAGCTAAGGACGTATCTGGACGCTTGTCCAGTGGTGCATCGCGTGGTTCAGTCCAGCATAGGAGCGGTGACGAAGCTCGTGCCGTAAAACGCTCACCAGGAACGGCACATTTCGGAAGCCTATATGGATTCTCTTATGAGCCAACAGAGCAGCAGAAAGACATCATCGATACTGGTCTTGCTTTAATGTTTGGCGAGCAAAAAGGCATCATGACTGTTTCTGCTGGTGCCGGCTCAGGGAAAACAACAACCCTCAAGGCATTGATGGCCGCAGCTGAACGCGAGTTTGATATCACGCGATTCATTAATCGACCGGAAGCCCTAAAGGAAAAACTGGATTTCATCTCCGAGAAGTACAGCACCGATGATGACAAGTTTGACCTTTCCTCAATGTCGGAAGAGGACAGGGATACAAAACTTTCTGAACTTAGAGACAAATTTAAGTCACCAACGGCGTACTACGTTGTTTTCAACAAGAAGAATGAAGAAGAGGCTGCTGCTGAATTCAGCGACAACACTGGTGTATCAACACTAAACAGGCTGTCTTGGTGGTCATTGTTGCTCGGTCAGGGTGACGAAAAGTATGGCAAGAAGTTCCGCGACAAGGTAAAAATTTCCACCCAGGATAGAGGGACATTTGCCAGAAGAGACAAAGACGGAAAACTTCAAACAATCAAGTTCACAAAAGTTGATGGAACAGAGGGTGAGACGGTTGGGTACGACCCGGGCTGGAGAGACCTTGGTTATTTGAAGCTATCTGACTCAAACGGCTGGATTAAAGCACTCAAGCTCACCGATAGAGAAGAGTTCTCTGCTGGCAAGGGTGCCGGAATGCCAACCCCAATAGCGGGAGTAAATCTAACAGTTAGAGACTATGCAGACATTCTTAACAAGGCACTCAAGGCATTCGCAAACAGTGCTGACGAGAAAATCGGCCCACAGCACTTCAAGAGAGCAGACATCAACAAGGGCAGAGCATCTGATTCAATTGTTGACACTGAATGGCCTTCAATTCCAGACCAGTGGTTGAAAGACGCCAATGATGGTTGGAACATGGTTACCGACCCGGACAGCATCGTCCTTCCAGACCAAGGGCAGACAGACAAACTCTGGGCGATGACCGACCCAGACCTGAGAAGCGACCCTGGCTTGATTGGTCATGCCACAGGAAAAGACCTAGAGGCAAACGTTCAGGTTCCAAAGGAAACAAAAGTTGGGGACATTCTCCCTGACGGACGTGTGGTTATCTCTGTAAAGACAGGCCAGAAAGGCAAGAACTTCCAGGCCACGGTCGCGCGGAGATACGCAACTAAGGATAACCCGCTGTCAATGTTCATGATTGACGAAGCTCAAGATATGAACCCAGTAATGGAGCAGGTGTTAAATAAGAACAGAGACAATCTCTCTATTCTACTTGTTGGCGACAAGAGGCAAGCAGTTTATGCGTTCCGTGGTGCTAAAGACATTCTTTCCTCACTAAACGGCGACTATGACCTCCCATTGAATGAGTCGTTCCGTTATGGACCAACTGTTGCTTGGTTGGCAAACCTGATTCAGTCACAGGGCAATATTGACGATTCTGAATTGGGAATAGAAGACAGATTCCACCACGTTGCCGGTTTGGCTGTTGATGTAATCAACAACGACTTCGACATGGATGGCCTTTCCCCAGAAAGAGCCCGCGAAGCCTTAGTAAAGATTGAGTCAAAGTACAAGAGCGACAGAATCAGAATTGCCCAAAAAGGCATTCGTGATGATTTCGATATGACAAGCATGACTGTTGACCAGAGAAGAGAAAAGCTCAAAGCAGCAGACAAGAAGTACAAGACAAAGCTTGCATCTTTGTCTGATGATGAAATTGTTTCAGGTATTGAAATCAACAAGGCTCTCTCCAAGGAGCTCCGAAAAGTAGAAGATAGTTACGTTGCTCTTGCCGATATGGACGAGGCAGCAAGAAGCAAGGAGCTTGCGTCACTAAAGGATGTTCTTTCAAAAGAAGCAGCTGGTGAGTTTGTTGCCGACATGAAGGACGCTGACGCAATCCTTACGCGCGATAATGCAACAATTATTTATGAAGCATTGCAGTTCATCCAAAACTTCCAGCCGAGATTCACCAGAAACGGACAGGAACTCCCTCCCGTTGTGATGATTCCAGCGACAAAACACAGAGAAATGAAAGCATTCTTTGAGCACTTGTCGTTCGTAATGGATACACCGGTAGATAAGCAGATAGAGCTGACAAAGAAGGGGTTGCGCCCGAAAGCGTCTTCATGGATTGGTGATGTTTGGGATGCTGGCGAAATAAAGCGCAGGGCTCAACAAGAGCAGTATGCACAGCTCAAGTCAATGTACAAGCTTGTTACTCGCGGCAATAAAAACCTCGGAATCCCACCACGCAGGGCATGGGAATACCGAAACATGTTCGCTAATGGCGTAACGCCAGGAATCAAGGCGCCAGTCATTGTTCCAGAGAGAAAGATGCTCAATCTTTCCAAGCTCAAGGACGTAAATGTTGATGACCTAAAGACCATATCTGCACAGCGCGGAACGGGTTTCACCTCAACGTCAACAGCAAGTCGTGCCAGAAGATTTGAGGTAATTCCAGACACAACCGGTAAAGGAAAGAGCAAGGTTCAGTGGCACCTCCAGCTCGCGGATGTGAACGGAAAGCGTGAGGGCGAATGGACGGGGGCCATTGAGTTATTTGACTGGGGCATTGATAGCGGTGGTGAATACACCGATACCAAGACTGGAAAAGTCGTAAAAGCGCCACAGGGTGTCTACTTCAGAGACATGATGAGAATCCTAGAGGATAGTGATTACTACGGTGGAAAAGTCCAATTCAAGAAGAACGGTCTCCGAAACAAGGAAGGTTCTGGAAAAGAGTTTGGAGACACTGTTGTTATCAAGGGCGATACCGACGAAGAAACTGCTTTTATTCTCAACGACATAGTAAGCCGCATGAGGACTTCAGCAAAAACGCCAAATGCTGACGTTGAAATAACAACCGCGCAGCTATCCAAGGGTAGAGAGTGGGATAGGGTCCGCGTTGCTTCTGACTTCCGTAATCCTCCAGACCTCGACATAGACCCAGAAACTGGAAAACCAGTTGAGAGTCGCTCCAGAAGAGAGGAACTCAACATTGTTTATGTTGCTCTAACTAGAGCAAAGAGAGCAATCGACCCGGGCAAGGCAATATACGACCTTTACCTCTCTGACACTGTGTCGGCAAGACAAAGGGAGGCAATCGACAAGGCTATTGAGGACGGCAGAATGCCCGACTATCTCAATAAGCCGGAAGGCCTGTTTGACCCATACTCTGGGGAAATAAATGCACCAACACCAACAATCGAAGACGACGACGATGAGCCTGGCGACTACGAAGTTGGTGGTGGCGATGATGGCAAGTCAATTGACGACATAATCAAAGAAAAAGAAGAGGAAAAAGAAGACGAAGACGCCAGCATCGACGGAATCGAAGACATCGGTGACGAGGACGCGTCCAATAGTCCAGACATGGACCAGTTCGTTGACTTCCTTTCCTCTGGTCGCTCAGGTCGCGGACGCAGAAACCGCAGACTAAATCGTTCCCGTCAAACCCCATGGTCCGACGAAGACAGGCAAAGATTTGCTGACCGTGACAGGCTGAGGGCAAATCGTCGCCCTGGCAAGCGGAATGATGGTCCGTCGCCAGAAGAGTTCTTCTCTAGCGGTCGTACCGATGTGGAGCTAGAAGGAAGATTTGGTCGCAGACTGCGCCAGGGCGGAGCTCAGCGCGCACCAAGGAATGCAAGACCAAGCACACAAGGAATTGCAGGTCTGAGGTTGTCTGGAAACCCAGAAACAAACTCTAAAGCTAGACGCGAACTCGATTATTCAATGCGCGTATGGGACGGATTCAAGAGAACCGGCATAGCCCTTGACGTGAATAGTGATGATTCTGGAACTGATGCAAGACAGAGACAGATTCGCGAAGCGATGAACAACGTTTCACAGAGAATGGCAGACAGACCACAAATTACTGTTGGTAGCGTTTCGTCAAACAACCCTAACCAGAACCCAACAGCCTCAACATGGATGCTCTCCACGGAAAAACTGAAGGATACGATAAGAATTCCAACGGAATACTCTGTCCAGACCGACCCAGGAACCGGAAGAAAAGACATTACTTGGACCCAATCGCGTCCACTAAGCAATGATGAGCTGGCATCCCTGCTGAACCTTGACAAGCCAAATGCGGCAAAACTTTCGGACCCCGATGCCGGAATTAACCACGATGCGGTACGCATGCTTGTTGCCGAACTTGGAAAACAGCCAGAGTTTGCTGGATGGAGGCTTTTTGCCCCTGTCACAAGAGCAGACGAAGACTTTGCTGAAATGAACGTAATGGAACGATTTGCGGAAAATCTTGGCAGGGCCAACATGCGTGACCGATTCATAATCGAAACATTTGGCAAGGACGCATTCCCACACTGGTTTGACGAGGAAGAAAATAACCCAATCTCCCCAGAGGAATACGATTCACTTGGTGAGGTGAGCAGGGTTTCACAATTCCGTGCTAGCGGCCGATTCGATAAAGATAGCGCCACCAGGGGTGACTCACCAGTTGAGGAAATGCTCATGGAGGAGTCAATTGATGAGGCAGAACTTCCTGACATACAGGAGCCAGATGTTTCTGCGGAGGAGCTAAGGGCTGACAAGACTGCGCGCAAGGACTTTGAACTTGACGCTCTTCTCAAGTATCTGGGTATCCCAGAAAAGGGATGGCAACAGAGAATGCGCGAAAGACTGCAGCAGTCGTTCGGCATGGATGATGTTGGTCTTGGCGCACAGAGTGACTGGAAGAAAAACGGAGTTCCAATCGCGTATATCAACCAGATGATAAAGGCTGGTCTCATTCCAGACGCCAGTTCTGTTTGGCGAGATGGAGACTCCGGTTCAAAACTGGATTCAGAACTCAGCAACGCGAAACATGCTGTTTATGAGGCACTTAATGAATTTATTGACAAGAGTTTTCCGAATTCGCCGCAAAACAGCACAAAAACGCGCAACTACATAACAAACAGCACAGATATGGCCCTATATCTGTCGGAGTCAGCAAAGAGAAAAGGTTCCGTATTCAGCCCAAGAAAGGGCGATGAACCAAGATTCAGCAGCAACGAGCTACAACAGATTGTCAACAGATTCAATGAAGCATTTGGAACGAATCACACCATTGAAGACATCTTCAGTAGAGAGCAGCTAGAGACAGCACGCAGAAGAATTGAAGAGGATGGCGAGACACTCTCTGGAAAAAAACGAGAGAGAAGAAAGGTTAAGCCAGACAATTTCGCCAACGATTAACAGGCAAGCAAATTAGCAAACGTTACTAATTAGCGCGCAAGGTTCTGATACGTTATAATTTAAGCAAATTGATTGGTTAATGTCCCTATGGCATTTCCCTGCATTTACGGGAGTTCTATGAGCTACGACGAGAAAGCCACAGTCAGCATTGACGCCGAGGGCAACGTTCTTAAGTGCGCCAAAGGCGCTAGTGCCGCTGACTGCGGTTTTGTTAAGGGTTCGGAGTTGTGCGCAAAGTGCGGCGCCATGCCTGTTGAGATGAAGATGGTTCCCGCCTCTGAGTTGGAGGAGAAGGAAATGGCCATGGAAGCTCCGGAAATGAAGCCGAAGAAGAAGCCTGCAGAAGGTGGCGTTGTTGGCGTAATGGAAGTTGACCTTGAGGCAGACACCGAAGAGGAAGAAGACGAAGACGGCGAGCCAATGGAGAAATCATCTAAAGAGATGAAGCCCAAGAGGGTCCCAGTTCCTGGCCAGGTAATAATGGCTGATGACGAGGGCGAAGAGGCAGCGCTTGACGAAGCCGAAATGGACATGGAGTCAATGGGTGACGAAGACGAGGAGTCTTCTGCTCAAAGAACTATGGGCAAGGCGAAGGCTGCAAAGCTTGAGGTAGAAATCGACTCAGAAGATGATGACGAAGAGTCAGACGACGAAGAAATGTCGGAAGACGAAGAAATGTCAGACGAGGACGAAGAGGACGAGGAATACGAGGAAGACGAAGACGATGAGCTCATTATGGGCGAGAAGTCATTCTCTGCTCGCGACTCAGAGTGGGAAGACATTCGCAGGTCACGAATTAAGTCCCTTGGAATAAAGACAGCTGACCTTGGCGCTCACGGATATCTATGTGCAATAGAGAGAAAAGCCTATGCGGGTTCTTCTCCTGTTTGCGACGACTGCCCAGGTGGTTGTGTTGCTGAAAAGGGTCTGCCCGGACTGCTACACGTCGAAGGTTTGGCAGAAAAAATGTTCGATGGTGTTGTTGTTGACTCCGGCTACTCGCAGCCAGCAGACATGTTTGTTGTTGACGTACAGACAAAGGATGGTTCCGTCAAGGAAGTATTCATCGACGGAACAAGCGCAGAAGTTTTGGGCTTCCAGAAGCTCGATGAATCAGAATTTGAACAGAAGTCTGGCTTTTCTGAATACAAGCTCATTGATTTCACCGAAGCAGCAGAAATCGCCGTCAAGTCAATTGATGGACATGTTGTTGCGGTAGAGCCAGATGTTTTCGAAGGTTTTGATGCTTATGCTGTAGAAATCGAAGGATTTGACGGAAAGTCGTACGACGTCTTCGTTGCCCTTGATGGCGAAGTGCTCGGTTATGACAAGTATGAAGCTGATGAGGTTGAGCAGATTGAAGCAGAAGCAGCTGAGATTGCAATCAAGAGAGCTTTTTCTGAAGAGAGAAGAATGGAACTTGCCAAGGAAGGTATGGCTCTTCCTGACGGTTCATATCCAATCGTTTCAGAGTCCGACCTAAGAAATGCAATTCAGGCTTTCGGTAGGGCAAAAGACAAAGAGGCTGCCAAGCGCCATATTATGAAGCGCGCTCGCGACCTTAAACTCGAAAGCCTTATCCCCGCAAACTGGCTTGCCGGAAGCAAGGAAAAGAGCGAGGAGCTGGGTGATGCGGATTTCATGGCGGCCCTCGTCGAGTTCCAGCTTCTCGAAGACTCAATCGACGATAAGTAACCGAGGTCCCCGATATGTCGGGTGAACCGGTAAAGCACAGGGTAATAACGTCTGGACGTCTAGTATCTCCAGTTGCCTGCTGTAGGGACTTCGATGCTAGAGCGCTTCGTTTCAAGCAATCAATCAACGGAAGCGTCTACTCAGGCAGGCTTCAAGCAGATATAGCCGTAAAGGCGCTTGGTTGGGACATCTCTCGCAAACAAGACGAGGGAAACACTGACAATAAAAAGCGTGAATTCACCGGGGAATCAATGCCCGGTGTTGAAAAAAACGCATACGGGTATAGGTGGAAACCAGAAGCCAGATGGGAACCGGGCTCAAAGCTTGTTCTATCGCCAACAATTGAGAGCATTCGCGGAATGGATATCGAGCCTAATTTTGGCTGGATTCCAGAAAAGGAACGCGAAGTTGATTCGTTTGACAAGCTGCTGAATAAGCTGCGAAATAAACCACACATAAAAATATCTAAGTTTGATGTAAACCCTAAGACTGACGAAGTTGACACATCTTCTGAAAAAATTGTCGACCCATTTGCAATGTCAACAGGCATGACAATGGAGGAACGCAGAAGAAGGCTCAACAAGGGCAAAAACGTAGAAGAAAAATCATTAGGACCCAATCTTGGTGCGCGAGTTCCTGGCGGTTCATTGCTAGCAAGGGCAGCTGCAGCAGTTGGAATACTTAGAGATGAAAATAATAAGTTTAGGTGTCCTCCAGGAACGCCAGCAGCTAACCAGTTTACGGACGCCATGGGCTCAAACTGCTTTGGGTTCAGTGCTAGTAGATTCGCAAGATTTGCTGCTCGCCAGGCCGCAGAACTCTCCAACCAAGGAGAAATGCAGGGACTTAGAAACACTGCACGAAATGTACTTGACTTTGTTTACAACGGAAGATGGTTTCGTGACCTAGCTGATGCTGACCCAGCAAGAATTGGTCGCAGTCCATGGTATGACGCAGCAACTGGCGAAAGAATAGAAACACCTGACTGGCGTGACGTTGATGGCCCAGAAAATCTCCGCGTAACAACTAATGGGATGATTAACGCGCAAGATGAAATTGCGCGAGCTGATGCTGAAGTTCTCAGTCTACTGGATGACCTTGGTGTCGACATAAGTGATGAGGCGAGAGCCACGAATGAAGACCTTGGTCAAGCATTTGACACACTGCGACAGATGGCTAATAATGGCGACCCACGCGGATGGGATGTAAACCTTGTCAACGCAAACGGAGTAGACCAGCCAAGACTGACACCACAACAAGTCGAGCAGTTTGTCACAGCCCGCCTACAGGCCGTTCAGGGATGGACTTCACTCTCAAAAGAAGAACAAGACCTCATGGTCAAGGCTGATACTGCAAGATATTACGAAACCGAAAGAGCATTCCTTGAGTCCCTGCTAGTTCAGTTCAAGAGAAACCCATCTGCAGCAAAGTTTCTTGGAACAATCATGTACGACTCGGACTCGAACCACGAGGCCGGAACATCACTAATGCGCGATGCTGCTCAAATTATCGACATGACTGACCCTGTTACTGGGAAAACAAGAAAAGTCAAAATACCCGGGGAAATGCGTGGGGTAATCGACTTCAACATGGACATGATTATGAGCAACCAGGAAACCATGCTTCCAAACATGGGTGCTGGCCAGCGCCTGTCAATAGCTGCCATTGGCGGAAGAACAGACGCCGAATCTCAGATGGCTCTTTCACATTTTATGCTAAACGCTGACCTTGCGGCTCGCCACATGGCTGGACTCGTAGATGGTCCAAAATCATTCACAAGACACATAGGGATACACGAATTTGCCCACTTGGTCCAGGCTCAGGGATTCATGGAGGAGATTGACCGCAGAGCAAAAGCCGGAATGCTTGAGGTTCCGCAGTTCTCTAAGCGCGGCGACTATCTAGGGCAGAAAAAGATAAATAGCCTTTACGACTTAAGCGCTGGCGACATCATGAACATGATGACACAAACAGCTGACGGGATAAACCTTAAAGAACTTGGTGATGTGATGAGCCGCCTAGAGGGTGTTGCTCAGTTCTCTGGCGCATATCCAAGAGAATATGAAAAGGGAAGCGAAATATGGGCGCTCGAAGCCCTTGCTGAACTTTATGCGCTGAGGGAACAAAAACTTATAAGCGGCGATGACGTCGACTCGGTTCTGGAGTTCATGGATGACATCATGGCAAAGAGAGCTGAAACTTCGGCAGCAATCGCAAGCGCAACATATGACCTGGATGAGGTTGATTCTCCAGACATTGATTCACCAACAGCAGACGTTCTTCCTGGAATAACGCCAGAAGAACTAGACGCAATGGCAGAAGAAGCGCTAGTCCGTAGGGTTGCCGACAGGAGAGAAACTCTAAAAGCTTTCAGAAGTGACTATTCGGGACTCACTCAGGAGGAGATGTTTGATGTTGCTACAGAAATAGCGACAGATTACACTATCGCTAAAGAAAGTCTGGATGAAATAGAAAAGTCGGAAATCCCATCTGGCTTAACACCGGAAGAAACAGATGCTGCAACAAGAGCCAGACAAGAGCTTCTTGATATAGCCATAGAAGAGGCTCAATTCCATGAGAAGAAGTACGACGATGCACGTCGTGAATGGAAAAAGAAGTATGGAATTGGTGCTCGTTCGGAAAACGCAAGATTTGACGCAGAAGTAGGGTCACTAAGGGAGTCTCGCGGCCTACTTAGTCCATCGGAAGCTGCTAAAAATGCAAGAGCAAGACAGCTTGATGCTATTTCTGAAGACATAACACAAATCGATGATAAAAAAGCCATCAGAAAAATGGCCGACACCCAAGTTCTGATGAAGGCAAATTCTGATGATGTCGACAAATCAGTAGAACTAGCTGAAGAATTCGACACCATGAAGAATGCCATGATTGAAAAACTTAGGGCTGGTGGAGATAAACGCAGCAGGTCGAGAATTAGTAAAGAAATCGATGAAAAAATTGAAGCCCTAAACAGCCCTAAACCAAAACCAACTAGAAAATTCAAATCGAAAGCGGATGCTGATTCATTTGTTAAGTCTCGTAGGGCGAGTCAATCAAGACGACTTACGCCACGTCAACGTGAAGCCATTCGCCAGATTGGTACTGGTGAAGACGTGGATATCTCTAATGTTTTGGACCCACAGAAACAAGTTTCCGCTGGTCGTGCAATAAATCGTCGCAACGCTCGCCTTGCAAGGCTTGGTCTTGAGGTAGATGAAAATTCATCTTCTGAAGCCCCCCTTGATAGGCAAGTGCAGAATGTTTTGATTCCAACAATGGAGGCGATAGATGCCACCTCCATAACAGAGCCTTTCGAGATTGAGGCAATCGTAGAAGTTGAGTCTGGTAAGGTTTCCGGCCGCTCTGTTGGAAAAGATGTTCAGATAGACAGCCTCGTTACGGGCAGGCTTATGCCCAAGGGCCGTAGACCAACGAAGCTGACAAGACAGCAAGAATCTGATGCCCCCGAAGGCAAGAAGAAGAAGCGCGTTGTAATTTCTCTGAAGGAGGGAGACAAGGGAATATTCTCGTCTCCTGGAGAAGATGGGGAGAGCAGATTCATTCTACCTCCCGGCTCTTTGCGTGTTGTGTCTCGTGGTGACGATGGAACAATCTACATGGAGGTTTCATCTCAGAAGAATGCAGTTGAGGCTGCCGAGTCATTGAGGGATTCTCTTTCTAACGGCACTGATGACGCAATTTGGCGAAAAGGTGCATCCAATAGGGTTGGCAAGGTTGTCAATGAATATGTGACTGCACGCCGGGAAAGCAGAGATATAGATTCCCCTAGAAACGACAGCGATAAACAGATAGCAGAGACAAACTCATCCATCAATGAACAGGTAGTTGATGCTGGCTCAAGCTTTGGTGAAGGTATAGATGATGTTGACCTTCAGGGCGCAAGCGAATCATTGTCATCCGGACGTTCAATATATGGTCCAAAACAAACAAGAGCACAGAGAACCGAGTCTCGACGCAGTAAAATCTCCAGCAACGCTAAGGAAATAAGAAACATACTTTCAGGCAAAGGCTCAAAAGAATTCCCAGAACTATCAAAGGAAAATATTGACCCACGTGTTGCCGAATTAATTATGAACCTTCCAGATGAAGAACTTCATTCACTAATCGAGGAAACCGCATACAGAATGCATTCTGGCCTAGATAGGCGCGCCCATGTGAGAATGAGGGAATCAGAAGTTGATGAAATGCTCATAACTGGAACGGTTCGTTCACCACTCGCATCAAGCTCTGACGATTCTCCAGTTGCTTCAAGACGCATAGAAAGAATACTGAGACGCAACTCATCTGGCACAAGAGAAGACGGCTTCAGAAGAGCCATGCAAAGCGAATCCCTTAGCAGTGGGGCAGTCAAAAAGGGCATCGGTGAGCGCCTAAAGGGCAGGGCGATGAATCAGATAGCTGAACGAATGGGCCTCGATGATGAAGAGAAAGAAGTCATGGAGCTTGTCGTTGATACGGCCGCAGCGATGCGTTTTGGTCCTCAAGCTGCACTCACGAAACTTGGAATGGAACTAGCCAGAAGAGGAAGCAGAGACCTAGCAGAGTTTGTTGTTGAAAAACTTAAGGAAGACGACAGAATCAACGATGAACAAGCAAAGATGATTCTTAAGAGAATGAATAGAGTTGCCCCAGAGGGGCTGCCCGAACCGCTCAAGGATGCCGCAGTTTCTGCAGCAAGGGGCGCGCGCAGGATGGTTGATACACCAGAAAACAGGGAAAGAATAGCTACAGCGCGTGAATCTGCTGGACGCAGAGCAAGGCGCTTACGAGATGCAAGCGCAGAACGAGTGCGCGAAATGCGAGACAGAATAACTGGTGTTGAGGCAATCAACGACGCGGGCGAAACTGGGCCTCCTATCGGGCTACCGCCAGTGCCGGTTCTTCGCGGCGAACCACGAGTGACCCTCTCTAGCGGAAGGGTGGAGAGAACACTTAAGCCTGGCTCGATATCCCCACAAACTTCCAAAATAAAGAGCAGTCGTGCTTCAATCTCTCTCGGGGAAAATTGGCGTGACCAAATAGAAGTTTACGAGATAGGCGGAAAGCGTGTCGCCTTCGGTGTTCCCAATGAACAGTCATGGGAATCAGATATATCTGATGTTGAAGTTTTACCAATTAACCCATTTGTTATTTCTGGGCTTGACGAGACATCTGACGAGGGCCGGGAGTTGGCCATTAAGTGGACACTTGCCGGAATTGGACTTAATGAAGAAGGTAATGATTCAAAAACAGAAGCAAGTTCAATACTTTATGCAGCAACGCGCGGTGACACTGACGCACAAAAGAGACTTGATGACCTTGCCGAGGCCGGACAGAAGACAGTTGACGCAAGTCGCAAAAACATAGCCCAATTACGACAGGAAACAATCGATAGGGAAGCTGCCGCAAGAGAGAAGACCCTAAGTGAACTTAGAAGGGCATTGCCAGACGCTTCAGAAGAAGAAATACAAAGAAGAGCACGCCCCTCTCGGTCCAACGGCTTTAGTGGCCTGTCAGTAGACGACCTGTATCTCGTCCACGAAACTACATATGAACCACAGTACGACAGTGATGGTAATTTAGTTATAAGACCAACAGGCGACTACCCAATGCTTGATGAAAATGGTCAACCGCTACTCGATGACAATGGTAGACCGTGGGATACATATAGGGGAACAATACATTTTTCTATTAACCACAGGGTTTCCGGACATCAGCAAAGAGAGACCCCAGAAGCAAGCAATGTAATAATGATTCCGTTAAAGGACGTTATTGCGGCCAACCCTGGAGCACTCGACAACCTTTACGGAGTTGATACATATTTAACGCCACCACCGGGGGAGCCACTCAAACTTCCTGCGTCTGCAGTTAGGACACTCAAACTAGAAAAGGGTGAAACCGACCCATGGGGCAAGGTTCATACTGAGCTTGAAAGCATGGGAATGAGTCCTGATGTCAGGATGTATGGAGGCACAGACTCTGTTGGCCTCGATGCCGACCAGAGAATAAGTGGAATAGCTGCCCAGCTTGACGTTGAGAATAAAATGCACTCACACTCAGATAATGCACACTTTGAAAAAACAAGAAAACATGATGGTATGTCATTCCCTGTTACTCCTGGAATATTTGCTAACTTAAGTCGAAATGCTCTTCTGCGTTTAATGCATCAAGATAGATGGTCTGGGGCAAACAACTCACTATCTGAAACAACAAGAAGTGTTGTTTAGTTGGGTGGATGATTTAAATGACAAGTAACAACAATCAGCGCGGATTTAGCGCAAGAAATATAACGAAGTCAGAAAAGGCTCGGGCAAATAGATTTATTTCTGCCGCTGTTTCTCGTTCTGGTGCCAGCAAGCAGGAATCAGACAATATTAAAAAAACCATTTGGGAGCTTCGTTCAGTTGTTTCTCGTGACAGAGACTCGGGGTATATGAAAGCGGCTACGTCTGTAGCTACGGACATTGGGCCGGATTATGCAATTGCTGCAGTCTCAAGACTCGGTGATATGGGGCTTGTTGGTGACATCGAAGTTGAATCAATGATTTCCGCGATAGAAAAGAAGCACAAAACCAACAGAAATAATTCGGTGCGAATAACCCGATTATTTAATCAGGCAGCAGATGCTGTTACGGAGTCAGGAATTGGTCTTCTCGCCCCAAAGGTTATAAATGGCAGAACGATAGGTTCGGGCGGAAACCGCAATAGAAGTGCAACCAGTGAGCAAAAACCTTTAGGTGGAGAAACCGTAGAAAGAGCGGCATCGGACATTGCTAGGGATTATTACGCAAGCGTTGGTCTTGGTCAGGATGTACCTGACGAGCTAATGCCGGTCTCTGGGTACGTAATTCACGAGGACCAAATCAAAAAGAAAAGACAGCTCGCAATGTCTTCAGGTATTGGCAACGTTGAGTCAGATGCGATATTTGAATTAGGTGACGAAGATATTCTCGGTGATGGATTGACCGCCCATGGGGAAATAGAGGTTGTGCTAAAGCCCGGCGTATCAGGAAGAGTGTCATACGGAATGGGTAATGGGGTGAAAAATGGCAATAAGCCTGTTCGCCTTAACTCAACAAATAAAGAAGATGTATCTGACGCCCTATCTAATCTAGATGGCTCAAACGGAAAAATAGAGTCAATGGAGACAATGCTTAATCTGCTTGCGGCAAGTATTGATAAGGATTTTGCAGACGTCAACAGCTCACTCGATGAGTCTGGCTCAATGAGGCGCTCTGGGCAATTTGATTCAGAGAAAAGAACCCATAAACCGCTTGAAGCACATGTGCTTGGTGGATTTGACATAGATGAAATTGAGCAAATTAACTACCCGTTCACCAAGTTGCAGAAAATGGCCGCCAATCAGGATATAAGCGATGTTGTTAACGAATCATTTATTAACAACACCCTTGTTAAGAACGGATTTACTATTGAAGAAATTGAGTACATGTCTTCTACGGGGATGACTTCACGCACAAACACCGAAAGTATGGACATGCTTCGCTCCTACAGGCTTGCCGTAAAGATGCGAGACAAGTACCAGGAGTCAGGCATAAACAAATTAATGATTGCTCACCCATCTGGCATAAATATCTTTAACCCACTAAGCCACTCTAAAGCTGCGAGGCCAGGACAAGATGTTGAAGAGGTTTTGAAAGAAAACATAGAGATAGAGATAGCCGAGATGGGCAAGAAGCTCATGAAGGAAATAAGAAGCAGTGAAAAACCTTCACTTATTTCAAGACGAGGCGGC